GAATACTATCTGTTCCACAGTACTATTTATCTTTTGATTAACGTACTTACTTGACTCAGAACTATCATTCGTAAAGGCATCCCAAGGATTAAAATCATCCGCCGTGACCTCTGGCCCACTCTGTTGTTGAGAGGGAGGATTAGCCATACCGGTCTCAAGGGCTTGTACGAGATCAGGTCTTTGCTCCAGTAGTTGTAATATCTGAGCACCTTGTTGCAATCTTGCATTTTCGGCCTGAGACCGATCATACATGGATTGAAACTTCTTAGCCTCAGCTTCATAGTCTACTGAAGAGATTGTTTCTTGCACCTCTTCTTGGGGAACTACCGCTTCTTCAGAAACGGATTGTTCGTTCACGATATCTTCCACGAACCCCTCATTGCTAATGGGTTGTTCACTTTGGACGTTTACTTCCTGTTGTTCTAGTGTTGACATAGATTCTCCTTAGATGTCTAGGCTTCGGGAGTAGAACTGACCTTTCTCTGTACTTCCTTGAGATTATTGGACAATTTCTCCACCTCTAGCTTCACCTCGTTTTCTAGTTTACCACGTTGCACTCTTCTATCAGCCTTAGATTCGGAGTTGACTTCAGCAAGCCTTGACTTGAATTTTTCAACTTCGACTCTCTTTCTGTCACTGACAGATTCTCTTTGTGCAGTCTGCAAGTCACCTTGCAAATTCTTTATTTGTTCTTCCATTCCCTGTATTTGTTGTTGCATCAGTTGTTTCTCTTCCGTCCTTCTCATGATGCCCTCCTTATCAAACAGTTCTGGATTTTTCTTTAATACTTCATATCGGTCTACTATTCCCATCTGGAAAGCCTCTAGGTAAACAGCAAGCTCTGCATATTTACTAGAAGGCATCGTAGAACCAGATTCAATTCTTATGTCATGCTGGTCTAATATGTGCTTGTCTTTTTTCAAGTCCAAGACCGCATTGGAAACATCCGTGTAAAAATTAGCCATTACCTCAGTAATGTTATTGTTAGGCTGTGCAAGTCTAAATATCTTCTTGTATGTATAGTGACCCTTAGACAAGTTATACAAGACCTTTCCTAATTTATTAATGCTAAACTCAATGTCTCTTAATTTTGACTTTGGCCTTTCACTACCTAATGCTATCATCCTTTCAGTTGCCCTCATTGTTTCTGGAGCCTTTTCTGCAAAGCCATGCATCATTTCAGGAAGTCCAAATATGAAATCTATGTAAAATTCTGATTGCTGTATCAAACGATAAAACTCACCAGCTAACGGTTGAGGTGCCGGATAATGAGGCTCTCCCTGAGAAGAATCAACTTCTATTACCGCATTTGGATTCGCCCAATCCTTTTCTAATTGATCAAGATCTTCTACGCTACCTAAAGGCACTAATAACTTTAAACCAGCAGAGGCCTGTGCATGAGAGAGTGCAAGAGACCATAACTTATTTAACAACCTTTGCATGGGCCGTGCTCTAGAGACATCAGATTTAGGATACGGTGTTCCAGTCCAGATGTTGGGAAGAGGGACGACTGGGTATTCATCTGTATTTAGTATTTGCTCATAGAGCACGATCTCACCCATGGATGCACAAACCTTCACACGTGTTTGAAATATTTCTATGACTGTAAAGGCACCTATCTCAACCGCTTCAGAATTGTTCTCGATAAAAGAAACATATTCTTCCTGTGATAAGATGGACTCTTCTTGAGTCTTCATGTCTATTACTCTATAGAAAGGAACCTTCACCTTATAAAATCTTTCTAAGACCTTATACTTGTTTACCTTGTAATAATCCTTATCCTTTACTTCTGCCGGTGTAAAAATACTCATTGAGTTCTTGTTTTGAGAAGAAGGATAATCTTCTTCATCATGGCTATAACCAGATATCTCTCGTATGATACCGGGAATCTCTTCTCCGGTGATAGGGTCAATCTTATCTGCCAATTCAGGGTAGAGGCCAATGGCTTGTTCACCGGTCAAGATGGTAGAAAGGATAAGACCATCTGAATCACCAAACCAACGATCACGAGAACTAGGAGAAGCGTAAATCCTAAACGGATCGACATAGGTAAATTTGACATCGCCTCTACCAAAATCTGATTCTGCATCAACATAAGCATATAAGTACCCCATTCCAGTGGTTGCATAGTCCTGTATGGCTTGCTTCATTTGCCAGTCACCATCTGACTTTTGCCACACATAACCCATTATGGTTCTCCATAAGGTAGCAACCTGAACATCTGAATCTTCTCTAGGAGTAATCGTAAAGGCAGGAGGCCTTGAAGTAAGCACTGCCTTAAATTTTTCTATGGCCGCTGAGACACGATCCATTGGAATATCTGCCTGATTTCTTGACGAAAGCTCATCAGACTCATCTTGAGTAAAATGATTACCAAGATAAAAATCTATGTCTTTTCTAGCTTCCGTGTCCCAGTCTGATCTGGCATCACGCCATTGACGATATAGCTCTTCATTCTGATTTGCTCTAGGGTCTTTTTTCATCATCTAACAATACTCATGGGTTCATTACCCATTCCTTGCCGTACAGCACCCATTCCCCTGCTCATCGCTTGCATTTTTAAATACTCATCTAAATTTCTAGCTTGTGAAGATTCCATTGCCTGATTATTGTTCATCATCATTGAAGGATTAGCAGAATCGAGCAATTCAGCAGAGGAATCAAGTAAGAAAGAAGGAACTGCCTCATCCTGCATGGAGGTATCTTTCATTACCTGCATTAACTTGAGTAACTGCAATGACTTCCTAGCCTTGTTAATCGTATCTTGCTCAATGCTATCTTGCAACATCATTGCCTGATCTTGAACAACCCCTAACGTACTACCACTGTACATCTCTGGGTTTGCCTGCCTTGCTTCTATTTGTAGTGGGTCATTAGGAGCAGGTGCTGGCATGGGGCCTATGAAACCACCATCTTGATAACCCATCATTTTCTTTTTCTTCGCCATTCCACCATATCGCATACCCATCAATGAATTTTCTACCTCACCACCTTCTTGCATATAACCCATTTTGTTTCTAACTGACTCTGGTAGCTTGCCTAGACCGGGATTGCCTTGAGGCATTGGTTTTAAATTCTTTTTTACTTTACCACCATGACCATATTGATCCATGACCATACCACCACCAGCATAATTAGGCTTTACCATTCCACCACCATACATCATTTTCATGTTAGAAAGGGTAGCCATGGAAATTATCCTATCAATGGCGGAATGACCACCTTCTTCTGGCATGTTATTCAACTTGTTCAACATTGGAACTCCTATCATGTCCACGGCTTCCTTGCGAATGACAAATTCACCGGGGGTTAATTTTGCTTTTACAGTGTCTGTAGTACCGGGCATTAGTCCTTTACCTCAAAATGTGGAAAATCATCAAAACGATTATCCATTACTTGAAAATCTTGATCCCAATCTCCACCCCATCTTATCTTATGGCCCATGCCCCTACCAATGCCAATAACGAACCCGGCAAAGAGCGTTTGTCGCTCCCTGTCTTCCCAATCCACAGGATAAGGGGTAACGTCAACGGCTTTAGAAGGGCTAGAATTATGCCGGCCATTAGGATACTTGACCTTAGTACGCTTTTCATCATATAGTTTATTTTGCCTTTCTTTGCTTCTATGCCCCTCTAAAACAGAACAATCTACGTGCTTAATGACCTCATTAAACACGTCTTGTAACCTTTGGTCACATGTAGCTAGTCTTTGCTTTGATCGTTTTGAGTATCTTGGCATATGTATAATTACCTATCTTATGTTACTGATAAAACACCAAATAGTGCAATCTTTTTAAACTCTTGCTCCGGACATCCAATTATAAGCCTTGTTTCTTATTTTCATTACAGGCCCCTCTTGTTTTCCATCCAAGGAATCCTTGTTAACTCTTGAACTCTTAGGGGGTCTTGCAAAGTAATCCGCATAGTACAACGCATCCATTACATCATCATTTCTCGGCTTGGGATGTTCAAAGAACTCATCTACCAGTTCCGTCATTTCTCTTTGGAGATAAAGCTTTTTTGAATTAACAATAGGGCCAAGGCTCGTCTCTAGTCTATCTTGTTTCTTGATCCTAGCCGGAGGCTTAACGCCTTTAAAAATACCCGGAAGTAACCTTTTTTCCTTGGAGGATAACCTTGTAACCATATCCCGCACCATCTCCTGTGCCGCAACCGTTTCAATAGTGACTCTCCGTACAGGAGAATACTTCTTTGCCAAGCGTATGATCTCCTTGGGAACGTCAAACGTAGGTATTCGCTCACGGAAATACTCCAAGACATAACGATTATTACTGGAATCAATGCCCATAACAAGTATGACTTGATAGTCAGAAGTCTCAGAAGCTGTCGCCGCAAGGTCAACACCGAGGTAGATATTGATCGGGATAGCATCATTACCATCCATAAGATAGTTAAATTTATTCTTACATTCAACCCTTCCGTTGTAATACTGTATCCTGTCTATCTTGAACGATGCACTGGATACGTCTCTCGCATCATTCATGTACTCCTGAGCAAACTTATTGACCAGACCCGCCTCAATGAACTCTCTTTTCTTTGCATCTAACTTTTCCTTGGAAAACTGAGACGGCCACAATGGAGAACCATTCTCAACAGCCCTATAAAAATTTACATCCCAAGGATAAGACCTGTTGTCCTCTCTTGCCTTTTTCCAACCATCGTACGTCATTTGTAGGTACGAGTCATAGTGTACAATAGTCCCAGAAAGCCATATCCAGCCCTCATTGCCCGGTGTTTCTTCTAAGGCAGGGTACACTGTGGATACAATCCACTTCTTGATGTCAGCACGCCTTTCTGGCGTTTTGGTGTTAAGTTCTGATTCAAAGTCATCTAACACAATGCCAGTATATCGCACATCTACCTCTGCCCTACCTCTAAGTCTTTGTGATGTTCCCTTGGATATGACCCTATCGCCCTTTGGTGTTACCAAATCTTTCTCTGTCCAGCGTTTGCCTACACTACCACCATCCATGTTTCCAAAGTAGTATCGTATCATTTTATTGTTCTCAAAGTGTGACCTAATGTATTTCAAGTGGTCAATAGCCTGTGACTGCTCTTCTGATACCCATGCAATGAAGTGTTGCTGATCATCAGCGGCAAAGCATAGCTTATGCATGATCGCCGCTTTGGCTACTACTGATTTACCGTGACCCCTAGGAATAATGTTACAGATACGAGCTCCGGGTGCCGTATCTATCATTTTCTTGCCCATTTCGTAGTGGAAGGGTGCTGATTCAGACTTCTTTAGGAAGTCATTAGGTAGAAAAGCCCTACCAAAGTAGATAAGGTTGCCATATGCTTTTGCTAACACCTCATCTCTTTTTTCCATCTCTGATGGTGGAGGAGTTATATTAAAGCTCATTCAGATAGTTGTTTCTTTGCTTTTGGTAGAATACCCTGCTCAAATGCCTTGAGCTTATCTCTACTAAACCCAGAGAACTCCTGTATCAATGCTACGGAGTCCACTTTCTTTTCAGTAGAAAGTAGACCGGATATCTTCATCAGGGTCTCCAAGGCTCTAAGTTTATCATTATCCTTGACATCTGTCTTGTCAACAACATCTTTCGTACTTTCCAATAGGTATCGTTTCGTAATACCCACTTCTGACATTAAATTCTCTATTTCCTTATCCACTGCCTGCCTCACTGTTTTGTTTTTAAGTAATAGTGTTGATCTTTTCTCTGCATAGTCTAAACTGGTTGTCTTTGGAAAGGCTTTTTGGTAAGCCTCTATGGGATCCATGCCGTGTGCTACGTATTTTGCAAAGCGTCTCTTAGCGTCTGTTAAGTAACATGTGGTATTTACCACATAACTAGCTTTTTTCGTAAATCTATAAATCTCATCTTTCACCGTACCTGCAAAAGCACCATTACCCCTATGATTAAACATGCCAATAACAGTCCTGATGTAATCATTATCCCTTTTCTTTTTATCTACAAAACAACCTTTTTTTAGTATCTGCACTATCTTACCATCATCTGATAGGCACCAATCTCCCTCTTCGGCCTTCTTCCAATCCTTAATGAGCCTTGCATGTGGAAGGGCCTTACGAAACTCCTCTTCTGATTCGTAAGCATAATGCTTGACACCCTTGATGGTACGAGTCAGTGCCAAATTAGTTTGGCTCCTGCTCATCCAATAGGTTTAGGTCAAGCACCTCAAGCTCTGGCATGTTCTTGACCCGGTATAACAATTCGGATAGCAAACCTATTTGCCTAGAATTGGGATCGATGATGTCCATTATCTTTAACTCGTTGGATATCTCACGACACCGCTCCAAGTTATCATAGACGTTATTGACCGTAAACTCACCGGAGAGGGCTTTTTGGTACAATGTCTTGTATTCATCCATGATTAAATTTAATAAAAACTTGACAACAATGTTTAGGATAATATATATTTAATTAAGTTTGTTTTGTTTGGTTGGGATTTTCATTATAGTACTATAGTATATATAGTATAGTAGTATTTATAGTAAATAGTATTTATAGTATATAGTATATATAACATATATATTATATATATATAGTTCCT